CAAAACTATATGAGAGATTTGTTGAGAAAAATGTTTCCAATTCTTGAAGAAGATGATATAAAGTCTCAAATTATGGGAATGGGCGGAGAAGACATTGTTTTGAGTCCTGCTGCAAAAAAAATAATACCCTATTCTTTTGAGTGTAAAAATGTAGAAAAACTTAATATTTGGAGCGCTATAGAACAAGCATCAAAAAACTGCGAAGACAGGCAACCTGTTGTTGTTATAAAAAGAAACAGAACAAAAACATATGCAGTTGTTGAGGTTAATCATTTTATAGACTTAATTAGCAGTAATCCTAACAATAATGTGGGAAGCTAATGGCGATAATATCATATAGAGGCGGAAGCATTGATGAGTATTGCTGCTAATAAAGACTCGTTAGAGTATGTTGGGTGGATTAAGTCTGACAAAGATTGTATTATATGTTTTGCACCTAATCCAGATCCTGACCACCTTGAAGCAATCGGTATGGGAGGTAACCGCAAGAAACCCACACTCAAACACTATACTTGCATACCACTCTGCCGATTGCATCACACAGAAAGACACGCAATAGGAACCACAGAATTTGAAGCCAAATATAAAATTAACCTATGGAAAGAAGCATTTAAACTATTAAGGGAATATCATGCAAGAGTATGAACCAATAAGAAAACTTATAAGCAAAGAAAATAAAATAAATTGCTGGGAATACTTAAAGACTCATAGCCTTGCAAATCGTGGAGTCTATGATGGCGACAAAGAAAAACAATTAACAGGATTAATCGCCGAAACAGAAACACACAAACTACTATTAGATGAATACCCAGACCTTAACGAAAAAGAAGATGGTTTTGATGGAGGAGTAGACATTAATTATCTAGGCTACACAATAGACGTTAAATCAATGGGAAGAAACTTTTACACCAAACCAGAGTATGTAAACAACTTTCCTAAACTGCAATCACACTATGCCTGTGATATGATTATATTTACTTCTCTAAATAAGAAAACTAATATTATAGAGTTTTGTGGCTGGATATGGAAAAACGAAATAGATGATAAGGCTGATTTCTTTAAAAAAGGAGAAGTCAGAAGTCGTGGCTTAAGCGATACTATGGTAACATCTACTGACAATTATGAAATAAAGAATAGTAACTTGAGAGATATAAGGGAGATATTAGTATGAAATTTACAGCAAAAGTAAAAAACGGATCATTAGAGATGCACGACCCTGCTGGTCTTAAACGATTCTTAAACGGAATAAAGGGTGATGTATGGGTTGATATAAAAAAGGCTCCTAAAATGCGTTCTAGTGAACAGAATGGCTATTACAGGACGGTTATAAGGCAACTTGGAAACCATCTAGGTTATAATGAAGATGAGATGCACGAAGTTATTAAAACTAAATTTCATATTGAGTCTACAAAAGACCTTACTAAAGATGATTTTAGTGACTTGTTAGATAGAGTTATAAGGTTTGCTGCGACTCTTGGTTTTGCAGTACAAGACCCTCGCCGAACCTAATAAACCTCTCTAATAGCTAAAGAAACATTCCAAGTTCTGTGAGCTACTTGAGTACAAGATATTGAGTCTTGGTCTAGCATACATATAGCAAATTCAAGATTATCAACTTCAACTCCGTCTACTATCCTTGTGGCTTTAGAGTCAGGGCAAAATATAAACGGCAATGCCCCATTTTGAGTTAATTTAAAAAAACTGCTCATCGATGTATCAAAATTGCTAACACTATATGCATCCTCTTCATCAAATTGGTCAAACGTATCGTTGAAGAATGAATTAGAATTTTGTGCCGCATCAAATAAATTATCATCAGATATATAGCTAAAGCTCATGTCCCATATCCTTCTGGCTCTATTAGCGACATTAGTGTAATCTCTACCATCTGTTTTTTGTAATGTCCAAGCAGGTTGATTTCCCCAATTAGGCACACCTTTATGCTTAATGTTAACTAAAGTATTTCCTGCTATAGTTTCGTTAACAGATATTCCTGACATCTCTAAAGTCTTCTTAACACTTAAGTCAGGCGAGTTAGGAGCCTCAATAAATATTCCTGCGGTAAATGCCCCAATCTCTAAAGAATTGTTATCTCCCCAAGGAACCTCATTCTGGTTTCCATCATTTTTCTCAAATGTAAACTCTGCTACAGAAAACCTAGACTGCAAAGTTGATGTGTTTTTGTTCGTTATTTCCCATAAAGAAAACCCATCATACTTTGGTTTCCCTGCACTACCTGCATTTTCAATTAGAGTAGCTTCTTCAAAATTAACAATTTCTTTAAATTCAGATTGATTTGAAAACTTAATAAAGCCATCATCATGCTTTCCATAGAATCTGTGATGAACTGCGCTAGTACCCAAGCTAGCTAAATTATGACCTAATATCCCCGCAAACCAACCTGAAGAATGATGCTCGTCATCAGAGGGGTTGTGGTATGCTAGCAATTTTCCAAGCTCATGTTGCGGTATATGATTCATTGAATTTGTGCCTGTGGGCTCTTCATTAATCCAAAACCTTAATCTAGATTTGCCTGTGTTTGCAGGTAAATTAAATGTATGCGGCTGGTAAGGGTTCATCGTAAATGGTTTTTCTATATTCGTAGAATCACCATAGTCGATTGAGCTTACTCCATTATACTTTCCTATGCTTTTTAAGTAGCTTAAAATATCGCAATAAAACCTTGGTGTCCCTATTTGTCTTTTAGCCATTCTTTTCTCCTAAATACTTGATTTTTTAATTTTTCTTCCTATAATTGTTTTAGATACTATTTCTTCAGGCTTTCTTGCATCTGATTGATATTCGCCATAATTAGAGTTCCAAGTATCTCTGGAAACATTTACAACATTAGCTTGACGCATTTGCAGATCCCACGTGACATACTTGCACTTTGTTATTTCAAACTCTCCTACATAAGTAAATAATAATTCAGATAACTCTGATTGAGCCATGCTATATATTATAGCTTTCTTTTTACCTATTTTTATAGTCCAACCCTGACCCAACCTCTTAACGCCTTTAATAGCACCTATATAATCTATTTCAAAGCCAGCAACCTCACCATTTGTTTCAAAAAACACATTTCCGTCACCATATTTAATTAACCCCTGTGATGCCGCAGGTTTTTGCAATCTGTTTATTTTATCCATTGACTATCCTGTTTACTATAATAATTACATCTAAAACATTAACCTGACCATCGCCATTTACATCTGCAATTAAGGTTTCTTCGTCTGTAAAACTTTCAACATTTATTATTTTGTTTACCATAAAAACTACGTCTAAAATATCCGTAAGCCCATCACCATTAAAATCTCCTGAACCCGCTACATTCTGTTGTTCGCCTTGCTGACTTTCTTGTTTTATTAAGATTAAAGGCACATACGTCTTTCCTTTGTAAGTAAGCAGATTACCACTCATGTGATGTAATTGTATAGCTTTTATTTTTATAGAATCTAAATCTTTTTTAGTTTCTGTAATCATAAACAATGGTAGAATATATTGACCTGCCCTTACTGGCATGTTATCGCTATCCCCTAATACATATTTTTCGCCATAAGCTTTTTTACCTAACATCATTTTATCAAACTCAATTAAATCTCCAATCTCAAAAGCATAATAACTCAAAGGTAATTTTAATTCTACTATGTTATGTTGATTGACATTCCAGTAAAATAAATATTCGGCTAAAGCGTAAGCTGAATCAGGGTCTCTAATATAAGGAGATTCAAAATCTAAAAAACTATCTACATGATTAATATTTCCCGTTATAAGCCTTTCTTTTACACCATAATAATTATCTTCTCTAAAGTTGTCAGACATGTCTCCATTATAAAAATATGTAGGTTTTTGCGCCTCGATTATATGTGAATCTAAATACGTGTCTAGCCCATAATCTTTATTGTACTTTACTTCTACTTTGGTAATTATGTCGTCTACTGAAGTTCTTGAAAACGAATAATTAAAAACATCATCTGCTTTTATAGTCGATATCTCTTCATTGCCTGTATATGTGTTTTTTATAGTTATAAACTTTAAATTATCGCTAGCAATTAAGGGAAAAGATTTGCAAGATTGAGATATTTCTTGAATCAACTTTTTGCTTTCTATTTCTTTGTTAATTGAAAAAGCCATTTCAAAATCTTCATGCTGGCTCCTAGACTCTGTTTTAGAAGATAAATCTATATTGTCTTTGTCAAACCCTAGCTCTTCGCCAAATATATGGTGGATTATATCTGCGGGTTGTGTTATTAAGTTGTCTGACGGATTGTATATTTCAATGTATTCTTCCGAAACGTCTAAAATATCTATTTCAATGTTGTCTGTATAATCAAAATGAGAGCTTGGTAAAATATTGTAAAAAAACCACTCATCTGTTTGCTCTTGAGTATAATATGAGAAATCAGGAGCATTTGATTTAATAAAAATAGACATACTATCTGTCTGGCCAACATTCACATTGTATGGAGTATAAGTTATTTCATAAGCTTTTGTTTCGCCCGCAACTATGCTGTCTGTTATAATTTTTTGTCCATTATAGTCTAATACGCCATATTGGGCAATGACATCTTCGGAAATCTCCCCATACCAATCAGACAAATCGCTTGCAATGTCTTCGTTAACTTGTGCTATGCTATCATTATCTATTAAGTAAATTTTTATTTCACCATTATAGTCTTCTGATTTTATTTGTAATTGCATCGGCTCGCTTTGAGCCTCATACACAAATTGAGGTCTGTTCATACTTAAAATGTTTACGCTAAAGTCAAGAAGATTTGCTCTAAATCTTACTGGAGCAAAAGGTATTGTTCCAGAATCGTAATTAATCCTTTCTTCTGATATTGCGCTATCTACAGCCGATCTTTCAACAGGAAATATATTTTTTATTCCGCTTTCTCCTGTAATTCGCAATATAAAACCTACTAATATACTGTAATTATCTATGTCTTGTATGTCTACATCGTATGTTTCAATTAAGGAATTTTCTATATATCGTTCTTGAGCCCACGAAGCATTACCAATTTCTATATTTGCATTAGGAGAAAAACCATTTCTATCTACTGTTATAGAATCCCCCCAAGATGTGTTTTGTGGCTGAATCGTTAATTGAACTATGCAACTATAATTAACTTGCTCCCAGTACATAGACGTTACAAAAACCTGACCTGCTCCAAAAATACGGCTAAAAGGAATTAGTTGAACTCCGTATGAATTTGCTAAAGCTATGCTATTTCCTAAAGATGCAAAAACCTTGTTATAAAACTCTTCTACTTGTGTCCACATACTGTTGTAAGGAGTGTTTGGGTAGCCTAGACCTAATGAATACACAAATTTTCCTTGAGAGCCTAATCCAATTTTGCTAAAATCTTGTGCGTTAACTATGTTTATAAAATCAACACCTTCATCAGAATCAGCCATATTAGAACCATCAGACATTTTTACCCTAAAATTAAAATTACTTTTTGAAGAAATAGATGAGACTTCCCAGATTAAGCTAGCCATTAATATTTAGTCCTTGTTTTAATTTTTTGTTTTTTTATTGTAGGTTGCTTGCTTGGCTTTACAGGTTTTTTAATTTGCTTTGCCACAGGTCTTTTAGCCAATCTTTGAGTTTGGCTTGCTCGCATACCTGTGTTAAGCCTACCTTCAAAATAATCCTGTCTTTGACTTAATGTAAATTGTTCAGTCCCCGTATAAGAGCCTGCAACATTGTCAACTCTGCCATAAACATCTGCATAAATATCGTAGCTTATAAAATCATTTAGTATAGCATATCTTTGTATCTCTAAATTGTCTAATTTTAAATATTTAAAAGCATCGCCATTAGTGCTGTTAACTAGCTTCCACTTACCCTCAATTAACTGCCTTTGCAGTATACTAAATCCCTTATTCGTTAAGTCGTTAGTTGGTTCTTGCGGAAAAGCATCTCCGCTTTTTTTAAATATGCCTGCCCCATCATCATCACTTTCGGTTACATCCCAAACTTCAGCAGACTGATCAACCCATCTAAAAAATAAGTGGGGGTATACAGGCGGATTAACGACTAACGTAACTTCTGCCTCTAAAGTATACACCAATCCAACCCAACCTTTTATTATTTTGTCTCCAGAAGCTGTAGGCAAGGCTTGGACTACTTTGTTTTCTGTAGCAAACTGTGTAGCCTCAAAATTTAAAATAGTTTCACCGTATATATTTTCATAGCCTAAATGACCAGCCAATGTATTTTGAGAACCATATAGCCAGCCGTAAGATGCTATATCAGAAGGAATATCTGCAAAATCCTTTATACTTAAATATGACCCAGAAACAGATGAGGAAGGAGTGTTTCCTGCGATGTCTTCAAACATTTGCACATTAGTGCTTTTTTTATTTCCTTCATAATGAACATCATAAGTTCCTCCTGTAAATACAACAGGAGACCTGTGAATGATTTCAACCATATTGTAGCTTATAGGTGTGCCGTCATAGCTATCTATGTCTCCCACAGTTTCTCCACCTACATTTAAAGTTCTATCAACTAATATTACATTGCTTAAAATATTAAACTGCTCTTTTTCAGTAGATTCGTACAAAGTGTCTTCTGATTGGTCGGCAAACAAGATGCAGGTGGGGCGAATATCTAAATATATATCATTATCAAACACTTTAGGTTTTTCAACTAATTGCATGTCAAAGCTATCAGGGATTATGGAGTATTTTCCACCCCCATTTTCTATAGCCGATTCATATATATTGTAATAGACGCATGGAGCATTTTCTACATACCCATAGACCATAGGCACTCTTTTGTTTTTGTATTTATCAGGCAGACCAATATCGTCTCTTACATATTCAATAGGAAGTTTTTTGTGCAATGTTTTTTCGGCTTGGTCTTCCACTCTAATAGATAAAAAATCTGTTCTTTCTTCAATGTCTTTTACAAACCCAGAATAAACTTTCAAACAATCTCCCAAAGATTCTCCTGATTGAGACTTATGATAAATTTCTACTTTTTTATTCATGATAGATGGGTTGAAAAGTTTTTCAGAAAAGGTTTGATTGCTAGGTGATTCCGAGTAATCAATATTAAACAAATCTATATTGACGGAAGATATTTTGAATTTTTTTTCGCTTGCATCAACAGATTGATTTATTGAGCCTACTTTTTTTATCAGGGGGTCAAAATTTTGCTCTACAAATACTTTTTTGGTAGACAAACGTATTCTGTCATCTATAATTACCAAGGGTGTTAAATCAAACACCTTTGATTCAATGTCTAGCTTAAATTTATCGGGCAAATCAATCATTAACTAATTCCTATGTCTGCACCCCTGCGGATTGCATCTTTAATTTTTGGAATCGCCTCTTCTTCAATAAAGGAATCGCTTAATACATTTCCTGTAAATGTTATGTTTGCGCCACCACTTACTTGCCCTGTTCTGTTCATTCTGTTTAAGTTTTCTAACCCTATAGATTCTACGGCTGACCTTCTCATTACAAACTCACCCTCTTGACCAATCATAGGAACATCTCCGCCTTCATGATAGCTTTGTATCATTCCTCCTTGATGGCGCACTATAGGCGCAGGATACACTCCCATAGTTCCAACCCCTCCCCCTAAACTAGCAGGACCAGGGGATTTTTTCAAAAGGCTAAATATTCCACCGCTTGGCATTGAAGCAAATGCTGAAAACCCGGGGAACAAAAAGCTCATTAATTGAAAAGTTGCATAGTTTGCTATAAAGTTAGCAAGAATCCTTTCCATGGTTGTAATGACTACGCTTCCAAACTCTTTCATAGTCCTTGATCCGTTTTGAGACATTAAGGCGTAGTTAGACATTGCGCTAGTAAGCGAATGTATTTGAGATTGAGCAGCCTGTAAATTTTCTGGCATTTTTTTTACAGTATTTGATAAACCTGAAACACTAGAAGTATAGTTTCTTACCTCTTCGCTCTCTTCTTCATTTGCGATAGGCTCGTTTGCAATTATTTTTTTTGCCTGCTCTATCTCTTCTAGATGCGCTAATATTTGTGATAAAGCAGTAACCTGTTCTGACAACCTGCCTAGCTCTTTTCTGTCAGCCTTGCTTGCAACAGCATCTAAAGTTTCTGTTTTTTGTTTCACTTCTTGAATTAAATCTATAACGGTCTCTTTATTTACTTTTGTCTCATCAACATCAAAAAGCTCAACACTTACCTGCCTGAAATCCATTAGAGACTTCATTTCTCTTACTTGCGCCCCTAAAGCAATTCTTTGCTCCCTGCTCAATTTTGACGAAAAAATCTTTCCTTCAATAGCTCTTTTAATTTTGCCTAGATTGTTTTCCAATATTTCTGTAGCATCTTCTAAAGCTGCTGCTCTTTGCAGTTGAGTTATAACCTCAATGCTAGCGCCAAGTTCTCTCATTTGCCTTAAAGCTGTTTCTATGTCTGTCTCCATTATATTTCGCATGAAGTTTGCCGTTCCCTCTAAAAAGCCCAAAACAACTGGAGTAACGGTTTTTCCGATACTAGCTGCAAAATTATCAAAAGTTGCTTGTGCTTTTGAAAATCTGTCGGCTGTCGATAATTGCTCGACACCTAGCCCCTCAAGAGCATCTTTTCCAGCCTTCATAGCCGCATTAAAGAAGGCTTGTTTTTTATCTGCGTCTGTTAATTGTGATGTTGAGACTCCTAATTTTTTAGCATATTCATCATAAGCTTCTTCCGACTTAACAACAATACCAATATTGTCAAGCATAAGCCTTGATTGTCGACCAATACCAGTAATAAGGGATTCTACAGAGCGTTTAGTGTCTACGCCTAAAGCCCTACCGAGTCTTTGAGCTACATCAAACATTTCGGCTAATTGTTCTGAATTATTGCTTACTCCAAGAATCATAGCGTTGTTAGCTTGTTGGAACAAATCAAAAGAAGACATTGTTCCATCAGTTGCGTGTCTTAAATTTTCAATAGCTATGCTAGCATTTTCTGTTCCGCCTTGAAGATTAGTAAAGCCTCTTTCCATATTTTGTAAAACAGAAGCTTGTTTTGCAAATTCTATTAACTGTCTTCCACCGAGAGACATAGCAAAAGAAAATAACAGCATTTTAGAACGCAGGGTAGCAAAAGTGTTTCTTAAAAGACGACCTTTTCTCTCAACTGGTCCAAAGCCGACCACAAGCCTATTTAAAGATGCTTGCAGCTGTTTAGTGTTGCCCTCCAGGGTTGCCTGTGCAGCAGCCAACCTAATTATTGATTGTTGAAGCTTTTTATCTCCTGATGCTTTAAATTTTATTAGTATTCTTTCTGACATTTATATCCTTCTTTTCTTTTTTAGCAAGTGCTGTTCTTATTGCAAATGCTCGCCTAACCCATTTAGCTGGCTGGCTCTCATAAGCTCCCTCATAAGGAGGTGTGTTAAACTTTTCACAGTAAATATACCTTTCTATATCTGCGTTTAAATTTATGTCCATAAAATGATTTGGACACGCAAAAAAAGGTATTTGTGATACTAAAGACTCGACAACATCAAACGACTTTTCTTGTTCTTGGTTAAGCTGCATCGTTTCCTCTATAAGAAGATCTGCAACCGCCCAAATATCATCCTTATTATCAAACCTACGTCTATCCCTTACACCATTAACTGTTATCGGCAGTATAGCGCTATAAGGAAAATTATGGTACTGACAACCCTCGCAAGTAGGTAAAAGTATATTAAGTTCTACTTGGAGGGCTTCTCGTTTCCCTCAAACAACACTTTTTGAATTTCTAAAGCAATATTGATTCTGTCTTCATCGCTTATTTTTCTGATAGTGTCGTCTGAAGAGTCTACTAATGCTATTTGCAAAATTTTAAGACAATTATAGTTAGGGTCTATAATTTCTACCCCGCCTTCAACTGATTTAACCATTTTCATCAGTATGTCTTTTAGTTTTGCTTCATCAGCAATAGTAAACTCTTTAGCCTTAAACGTTTTTTTATTCTTTAGTTTAATCTCCATTTAAACATCCTTTTTTTATTTTATTATGCTAAATTAAACTCAATTAAATTAGCAGAACCATTTGTAAGTGCTTTCATTTCAATGTCAAGCATCATAATATCGCCTTCATTAAAAGCAACATTAGTTAAAACCCCATTAGCTATTTGAATTGACCCTGCTGTAGCAGTTGTTTGCTGCAAGTTTAAAAAGTTTCCAATCAAAGCTCCCGATTGGGTGTCAAAAGTATTAACTAAATCGCTTGTTGTCGAGTCATACTTTACTGATGAAGTTGCTGTAACAGCTATTTCTGCCGCACGACCATAGCAATTATATCCTTTGCCTTCCGATATTCCTGTAAATACTGCTGGACTATCAACTGTAACGCTAAAAGAAGTCAAAACTGGAGCTTTGTTGTATATCTTTAGCTCTGAAATATCTAGTCCGCTCATATCAACATAAGTTCCTCCAAACGCAGTCCCTGCTGCGACAGATGTGTTGTTTAATACAGGAACTCTACCACTAGATATAGTAGCACTAAACTTGTATTGACCACCATCTGCACCCATATCAGCACTTATTGAAAAGTTTGTACACAAACATCCTACCATAATTATATTTTTCCCATCAGTATAATCAGGTGGGGCTAAAACTAAAGTAAATGTTTTTTCTGTTTCAGATTCGTTATACTGTCCTGCAACAAGCGTTGGTGTTGCGCCTATAGTAACGTCTGCTGCTGCGCCTGCTAAATTTGCGCCCGCTACACTCTGCAACAACATTCCATGCCCTGCATCATTATGAAATCTACCAGATAAAGATATTTCAGTTGCCCTGTAATCATTATCTTGAAAGAAATCATTTACATGAGCTGCCCTGCCAGTATTGCTTCTTATCTCTGTTATTTGATTTAAATTTAAAGTAGGGAAAGATATTGAGTCAACATCTAATTGAAACATATTAGATGTAATGTTTGGTGAGTCAATACTTCCTCCATTATTTCCTGTAACTGTTTCTTCTATAACGAACGCCTTAAAATCCCTAGGCGAAAAGACTGCATTTGCCATTATTTTTTCTCCTTACTTTTTTTTGTTTTTTCACCAATGATTTCAACGCTAAATTCAATATGTTTGTTTAAATCATCAATTTCTATTGTTTTCCCTTGGTTTAAAGATACCCAATCATCATATTTTAAATTGCAATAATTATTATTAGACGATAAAGTTTCTCCACTTTTTAATTTTACTTTCATAATCCCTCCTTAAGAGATGTTACCTGTGTGTTGACATTTATATTCCCATTGAACCACATAGGCTCCTGACTCTTCATCAGGATTCAATTCCGTTGTCTCAAATCTACAATTATAGGCTTGAGTGCTATCTGCTAGCGTCATTGTTACATTATCGTGTATTAGTGCTTCAATTCTTGATGTATATCTTAAAACGTGGTCTAGTGCTGTTTTTTTAATATTGTGTTCAGCAAAATAATAGAAAACATTGATTGTAAACTCTCTCGATTCAGAGCTGTGCATATACTCTAAAAACTCGCTTCCAATAGGGTCGAGCCGAACAAATTGAGTTCCTTCGCTACCCTCTTCTCCTATATATACAGGCAAGGCTCCTTTAAATTCTGCACGAAGAATACTTCTTAACTTGTCAAGAATGTTCTTCCAGTTATTTGTAAATGTTACAGCCATTATTTATAAAACCTTCTATTTGGTGTTGCTGTTCTTGTAAGCTTAATAGATTTCATATCAGATGAATCTACATACTCCTGCCTTCCAGTTACTTCAATTTCCCATTCATCATCTGCGTGTGCCTCTGAATTATCGGCTGCGCCTGCAAACCTAATCTGCAAGCCTCCAGCCAAAGCTTGAAAGTCTCCTGTGATTTTTTCGTTAGTCACTACTCGATTGTTTTTTAATCCATTTGAATCTTTAACATATACGCTATAAGTAGCTGTTCCTATTGCGCCAGCCGTATCTATGTCTAATTTAACTAAATCCCAACTACCACTATATTCTCCCCTAGTATCTACAGGATGCAAAGCTCCTTGTATTGTTGTGGCTTCTCGTATTATTCCTTGTGACGCATCTGCTGTATTCTGCCAAGACAAAGCAGCTTTTCCTTCATTTAATAAAGCTATATTATTTTCAGCCTCTTCCATAAAAGATGTAGCTAATTCAGAATTATGATCTTTAGTCCTTATCATAAAACAAGCAGCAATCAAACCAACTGTTCTTATAACCATATAGTCATAGTTGCCTGATTTATCTTTTAGTTGCTCTCTAGGCAAAGAGGGGTCAACTCTTGAGTCAAAGTATCGGCTTGCATCTGCTCTGTATTGAGTGACCATGGTGCTAAAGTCTTCTCCTGTCTCATACAATGAATCATTAGCATCGGAAGTATCTCGGACTAAAAGCATATCTTCTTGAGGGCTATAAAACCAGTCGTAACTAGAACCTAGTCTTAAAATTCTGGCAACAGAAACTCCTGAACTATGTGCTGTGGGAGTGCTACCATTAAAACCTCTTGTAACTTGAAGCGTGTTGGTTGTTTTTCCTAAAACCAATGCCTTTTCTGACCCTGCGATTAAAATAATATCTCCTGCAATGTACTCTGAAGCATCTGATAACGGAACCACATCATAGTTAGTTGTATCATTGTCAGGATTAGCATCTAACGCTATCGTAGTTGTAGTAGCGTCTGTAGAAACATCGGCTGTGTAAGCAGGATGCAATTCCTTCCCGTCTCTGAATAATGAGGTTATTAATCCTGTGTTATTTGCCTCATAGATGGAAGTGCCTGAAAATTGCGAAAACCCAAAGATTTGAGTCTTTTGGTCAAACTCATCCATTTGAGGAAATATTCTTTTTAATTCTGCATGTGTAATATATGTTGGTGCTGTTGCCATTTATTTGCCTCTCATTTTTTTTCTTACAGACCTAGAATAACTAGCTCTTTGTTTACCTTTCTTTGTTGCCGCTCTTTTCTTTCTATTCTCATAGGCTTTCTGGGACTTTGTTAAGCTTTCTCGCACAGATTTAGGAAGATAGCGACCTCTTTTACTCTTTGGTTTTTTCTTGTCCCTAGAGCTTAAATAATCCCATTTTTGAGCAGTCCATTTTTTTAAAGAACGCTGTGATTTCTTAAGTGCCATTATCTGTACCCGCCGCCTTTTGCTTTATATTCTCTAGCTAGCATCTGTGCTTTGCGAGCCGACCATTGACCAGCTCTACCACCTTTTGAGCCTGCTTTTATTTTATAAAACAATCTCTTCCTCATAGTAGGCTTGGTATAGTTACCTGCTTTATTTACTGTTGATTTTCTTTTTTTCCTAGCCATAATTTACCACATTTTGCAAGACCAGTATCTTGCTGTTGTTTTATCCTTTGCTGTAGCACATCTGTGCCTTGCCCTAAAAGATTTTCTTCTAGCAGGGCTTGATTTTTTAATTCTCATGTTAGGGTCGCCAAAAGCTACTCTTTTTACTTTACTTCCAGCTTTTACATACACTTGGAACTTTTTTCTTCCATAGCCTGTTTGCCCTCTACGAATACGAGTTGGTTTATTTAATCTAACTGATTTTCCTTTAAACTTTGCCAACTCACTTTTTCCTTTTAATTCTTCTTTTAACTTTTCTCTTCATTTTTCTTTTTTTGCCATATCTCATTTTTCCGTATGCCATATTTCCTCCTTAACCTAAACTTATTACTCTTATTTCTGTATCTGATTTAGAGTTGCAGCTTCTTGCCTCTAAAGTAACTGCG